ATTGTCCAGCGTGGTCACAACCATGCGCTTACCCGGCATAAATGGCGGGATAATGGCGCGGCGGCCTGCAATGGTGCTATCCAGCATTTGCGCGGCGATTTTTTCTGATGGACGATCAGCAGCCTGATACAGGCGGTACTGCTCCGCCGCCACCAGGTCAGCACCGACTAACACCATTAGGCGCGGGTCATTACGGAATTGCTGCGGAATCTTGGCGTTAATCAGGTCAGACGCCATCGCATCAAGAGACTTGTAATCACCTTTCTGGTCGAGCGTGACCGGGTCGGTCATGATTTGCTTACCGTCTTCCCAGTTGCGCACAATTTCATGCCAGCCAACGTTTACATCTTCGCCGTTCGGGTATTTTTCGTAGTCGGTGCTCGCCGCAACGAATTCACCGTTAAAGCCGATTCGCAACATATCCAGGGCAAAAGACTGGGTGGTAAAAGTCTGCACGCGCTGGAAAAACTCATCTTCATTGCCAGCATTCGCCCAGATAGAAAGCAAATCCCAGCGCATCTCGGCGCATGAGTCCGTCTCTACCAGCTTATAGTCATTGCCCGATACGCCGACCTTGCGACGAAAACGCCCATCGGCGATACGGCCGGTATGCAAACCTGAAGAACCCACGCTTACCACCTGCCCTGATAACTGATCAACATCTTCCACGGTGATCCAATTCAGGAATTCCGAGCTTTCCAGCAGTGCATCACGCAATTGAGTTTCTTTCGGGTCAGACAGTGAGAAGTAATTAGAAACCTCCCCTACGTCCAGCCCATTTTCCTCAGCCAGGCCCGCCGAGAATTGTTTTAAAAAAACACGCGCCTTTGCATTTAAAATCATTATTTATTCGTCCTTAATCGCCATCAGCGGTTAATAATTTCCCTGGTCAAATTCTTATAAGAATTTAAATTTCGACTTCGTGCCTTTCGGGTTATTTTTTGGCAGCGTAGTAACCTGCTTGCTAAAGTTTTTAACGATAGCCGGGAGGTTGTCACGCAGACGCGCAAACTCTTCTGTGTCCACCACTTCTTTTACGGTTTCAACATCGCTTTGAATATCATCAACGGTTGAATCAGTTTCATCCGTTTTTGTTTCCAGCGCTGCAACGCGGTTTTCCAAAGCGGCCAGGGCTTCGGCCATTGCCTGTAATTTATCGGGTTCAGGCTGCGTTTCTTCTTCCTGAGTTTGTTCGTCTTCAATGCTGAAAAGACTGCGCCATTTAGATTTACTTTTTTCCTTCCCTGCCATGTTAACTTCCTTCACTTTGTTAAATTTGAGCGGCACACTTTTACCGATGAGATAATTATGCGTTCGCTTATTAAATCGCATTCGCGTTGTGCCAACGCTAGCGGGTTCATCCGTGACGCCCAAACCTTCCAGGTAATAACGTCCCGTTCCGCGAAAATCGCCATCCGGCGTTAATTCAACGGAGGTAAAAATAAGTTTTCCATTATGGTTGGCATAAATCAGTTCAACCGATGGACACAAACGGGCATAAAGCCTGATTAAACCGTCTCCCCCTGCCTCTGCCTTAACGTCGAGCACTTCCCCCACATTCTCAGAGCGTCCGTGCTCAGGCCACAACAAAGCTGTATATAAATTCGGGTTATAGGTTTCCGCTGCGTCGATTAACATTTGTTGCGTTAAAAAACGCTTATCAACTGTTTCCCCTTCGGTTGCGATACAAAGCCATTCCGTCATTAAATGTGAACCTGACATCTCGGAATTCGTCTCCTTGTTTCCGTGAATTGCAGTATCGCCAATTATTACCGCCTCCGCACCAAGGCAATATCGGATATAAGCATTAAGCGAATCACACCCGATATTAAGTTATGAAATAAAGAAACAGCCCCCGCATAATTGTCTCACTGGACGTTTTGAGACATTAATGGACTATTGAATGGCATTTTATGCAGAAGAGTTAATCGGGGTGGCGCGTTCACTTTATCTGAAACGCGCCACGCCAAAGGAAATCGCCAGGGATTTAAACCTGCCGAATGCGCGTATCATTTACTATTGGGCAAATAAATGGAATTGGGCTGATTTACTTAGCCACGAATCGACAGAGGAAGCGATTGAGCGTCGTTATCAATTGCTGACCGGGCGTGATGGAAAAACCGAATTAGAAATAAAGGAAATGGACACCCTTATTTCTCACGCCGTAAAACTACGGGCGCAGTCGAATAAGCACAAAGAGAAATTAGCCGCCGCCAAATCGGGCAACAAAGGGGAATATCAGGATCAGGGCGACGGCGCAGAGCCGGTGAAGAAGCGCAAATATAAGAAAAACGATATCTCCGGTCTAACGAAAGACGATTTTGATGCTTTCGCAGAAGAGCATTTATTTGGTTATCAGAAACACCTGCGCCTCAACCTGGCACAGCAGATCCGCAACATCCTCAAAAGCCGCCAGATTGGGGCCACCTGGTATTTTGCGGTGGAAGCTTTTGAGAACGCCGTGTTGACCGGCGACCCGCAGATTTTTCTTTCAGCATCTAAGGCACAGGCGGAGGTTTTCCGCTCGTACATTGTGAACATTGCAGAGCAGCATTTTGGCGTGACGCTGACCGGCAACCCGATCCGGTTAAGCAACGGCGCAGAGCTGCGCTTTCTATCTACCAACAAAAATACGGCGCAGTCATACAGCGGGCATTTGTACTGTGACGAATATTTTTGGGTGCCGAACTTCGCCAGGCTAAACGAGGTGGCCAGCGCCATGGCCACACATGACCGCTGGCGCACTACCTACTTCTCCACACCCAGCGCCAAGACGCACCAGGCTTACCCGTTTTGGACGGGTGAAGAATGGCGGCGCGGGGACAAAAACAGGACGGCCGTTCAGTTCCCTACTTTCAAGGAAATGCAGGACGGGGGCCGACTTTGCCCGGATGGCCAATGGCGCTACGTCATTACCCTGGAAGATGCGATCCGCGGTGGCTTCAACCTGGCCAGCATCGACAAGCTACGCAACCGCTATAACCGCGATGCGTTCAACATGCTTTATATGTGCGTTTTTGTGGACAGCAAAGACAGCGTTTTCAAGTTCAGCGACCTGGAGCGATGCGGTGTTGACGTTGAAGATTGGGACGATCATGACGAATCGTTAGAGCGTCCGTTCGGCAGCCGGGAGGTATGGGGCGGCTTTGACCCGGCCCGATCAGGGGACACCTCTACCTTTGTGATAGTAGCCCCGCCGATCCACGCCGTGGAAGTTTTCCGCGTGCTGCGCGTTCTGCACTGGAAAGGCATGAATTTTAGCTACCAGGCGGCGCAGATTAAAAGGCTGTTTGGCCAATACAACATGACGTATATCGGCGTTGACGTGACCGGCATTGGGCGCGGCGTGTTTGAGCTGATTGAGCATTTTGCGCTGCGTGAGGCGGTGGCCATTCATTACGGGATGGAAACCAAAACGCGCCTGGTACTCAAGATGATTGATGTAATTGGGGCCAAGCGCCTGCAATGGAACAAAGACAACAAAGAGATCCCCGCGTCATTTCTGGCCATCCGCCACACCAGCACGGCCAGCGGCAACGCCATGACGTTTAAGGCAGATCGCACCGTTGAAACTGGCCATGCGGATGCTTTTTGGGCTATCGCGCACGCCGTTATAAATGAGCCGATCAACTTTGAGCACAAACGTAAATCTAAATGGAAACTAGGGAAGAAAGCCGCATGAGCAAGCGCAAATCACAACACCAAAAGGCCAAGGTACAGGCGGCCCAGCCCCAAAACAACGCCAGCAGCAAAAAAATGAGCATCATTAGCCTAGGGAAACCGGAGCCGATTTTAACTACTGGCACCAATTACCGGGATATCTGGTACGACAATGAATTTGACCATTTCACGCTACCTATTGACCGCCTGGCCCTGGCGCAACTCAGCAATTTAAACAGCCAGCACGGCGGTGTGATTTACGCCCGCCACAACATGGTGGCCGCTGATTACCAGGGCGGCGGGCTGACGCATGAGCAGCTGCGCGGCGGCGTATTTGATTATCTTTCTTTCGGTGACCTGGCCATCGTCAAGCTGCGCGATTGGTTTGGTAACGTGATCGGCCTGGCCCCGCTGCCCTCCCTCTATTTACGGCTGCGTAAAACGGGGGAATATGTCGTTCTGCAGGACGGGGAACCGTTGGTTTATGAGCCAGAAGATGTAATTTTCTTGAAGCAGTACGACCCGCAACAGCAGGTTTATGGCCTGCCGGATTATATCAGCGGCATCCACTCCGCATTATTAAACAGTGAGGCGACGATTTTCCGCCGTCGCTATTATCACAACGGGGCGCATACGGGCGGCATTATTTACACCAATGACCCGAATATGACCGATGAGGTGGAGGATGAAATTGCGGACAGACTGGAGGGTGCCAAGGGAATTGGTAATTTCTCCACCATTTTTGTGAATATTCCAGGCGGAGCCGAAAAGGCGATCCAATTTATTCCAGTGGGGGATATTGGGGCGAATGATGAATTTAATAACGTAAAGAACATCAGCGCCCAGGACGTTCTCAACGCCCACCGCTTCCCGGCTGGCCTGGCGGGCATAATCCCGGTAAACACGGGCGGTCTGCCTGACCCTGAAAAATCCCGCACGACCTACCGAAAAGATGAGGTTATCCCCCTGCAACGGATGATCATGAATGCGGTAAATAACGTGCCGGATATCCCACAACATTTACATTTGAATTTTGCGTTTGAAGATGACAGCGGTGATGAAAAATGAGCCGAAAAAAGCTAAACTACCCCGGTTATTATTCTCCCGGAGCGATCAACATGCGCGTAATGAAAGTAATTTGTCCTGAATGCGGTGCTAATTCAGTAATAAAAAAAACGGCGCGCAAACATCGTGAAATAGCAGATTTATACTGTGCTTGTTCTGATGTTGAATGCGGTCATACCTTTGTAATGAATATGACCTTTTCACATACGATTAGCCCCAGCGCCAAAAATCAGGGGAGCTTGCTAAAAGGGCTGGTGAACTCTCTGAAAGCAGACGATAAACAGATGCTTCTTTCTCTACTGCAACAAACCGCCTGAACCATCGCCCCCGCTACGGGGGTTTTGTTTATCATGGGCATCTAATCGCCTCACCAGATCGGCCGACAACTCAGCCACCCAATCCACAACCAACTCTTTTTCCTCCAGCCCACACTTTCCCAATGACACAAGCCTGGTAACCAGTTCAATTCTCTTTACCGCCAGTTCCTCATAAAGCAAATCCCGCATAAATCCCCCTCCCTTACATAATCATTACTGTATGCATGTACAGTACAATATTGTTAGCAATGATGAAAGTAAAATGAGCATGCATTTTTAAGTTACTCACCTTTCCTATATCCCTAATACCCTGAATGTGCTCTCTAATTTCACCTCGGAAGCGCAAGTTTTGCGTTTTTCGCCATCTTCACATGCAAGACAATGCCCCTCTTTAAAGAAAGAGGACGCGCCAGGCTTCAATAAATCCCCGCAGGCAATGCAGTATCGTCGCCTTGGCCGCAATCTCACCTCACCGTCTCGCAAAATCATCTCGGTTTCCTCATCCAGGCGCACAATGTTGCCCCTCAGCAGTGCTTTGGCCATCTGATCGCCATCCTGGGATTGAATACCGATACCTTTTTTTATCTCGCTGATCGTACTTTGAGTACAGTTATTGACAGAACTCCAAGGGGCGGCGGGGCCGCCAGGAAAAGCATCAGCCGCTTCGCTGGCTGCCAACTTCGGAACAATCGCCCACTTAATCAGGCGCGTCTCTACTTCGGAACTACGGCCAACGAGCGGGGAATAAATACCCTGGACGCGCTGCACGTCTTCGGCGTACTCATTGCCGCACTCAGTGATTTCATACATCAGGCGCACAACCAGATCGCAGCGCTTCACCAGCGGGCCGCCCTGGGCCTGAGTGTATGCTGCCCAATCGCCCACGTCAGCGCTGGCCAGCACGGCATCCATCATTTTATGATTAAGGGTTTTATCTCCCAGGCGTCGCAGCTCACGCCAGACCGTCACCGGCGCACCGCCGATTTGCTGAAACTGTCGGATCCGCCAACGGCTGGCCCATGCTGAAACAGCCCTGGCCATGTCCTTCAGGTTATCACCCGTTTCCTCATCAACCTCACCATCGAGGGCGTATCCGTCGATGTTTTTGGAAATGTATTTGGCGATATAGCCCGTTGCACTGCCTTTTCTCTCATCGATAGTTTTGAAATGAAATCTGGCCTTACGCGCCTTGAATGTGCGTAATTCCTGTGCATCTTCGGAACACGCATATTTGTGCAAAATACGGCGTAGCGGCTTTAAATGTGCAGGCAGGGTGAACAGAAGCATATGCCAGTGCGGCGTTGCGTCATGGTGTGGCTCTACAACACGAAATCCAAAAACACTAATCCCAGCCCGCGCAATAGCGGCGCGAGACTTCGCCCACACATCACAAAGATATTTTTGTG